ACACGCCCGGAAGCAATGGGGGCATGAGGATAAAACCGAGATCATCATTTACGGGAAGATAGACGAATGAAGGGTATAAGCGAGGCTTTAGTTCATAAGGCCGATGTCATTTTTCACAACCTGATCGTGTCGAGAGATCAACGGTGCGTAGTCTGTGGTACGCCTCACAATCTATACGCCTCTCATTTCTTCGGGAAGCTCTTTGGTGGGGCGCGGTGGGCCGTCCGGTGGTGTCTTGAGAACGCGGTCGCTATGTGTATGTCTTGTCACCAGAAGTATGAGGATCTGAAAGGGGATCAACCGGATGGTAGGCCGCGAGAGTTCAAGGCACTTATGATTGCGCGGCTCGGGAAGGACGGCTTCGAGCAGTTGTGCCGCCAGGCAGTTATGATAATACCAAAGCGCCTGGCTTACGATCAATTTATGGAGTTTCACGTGAAACATTTAGCCAACAGGGAGATAAATTGATGCGGGCGAAAAAGACGGAAGGATTCAAAATCGAATGGATAGAAACCGCAAAGCTCAAACCGGCGGTCTATAACCCACGGAAAGACCTACAACCCGGTGATCCAGAATATATCCAGATTCAAAAGTCGCTCAATGAATTCGGTCTTGTCGATCCACTCGTGGTGAATTCCGACATGACGGTTATCAGCGGGCACCAGAGGCTCAAGATACTCATCGAGGCCGGGTTTGATAAGGTTCCGTGCTCTATCGTCACTCTAAACAAAACCCAAGAGAAGAAATTGAACGTCGCTCTCAACCGGCCATACGGAAAATGGGACGTGCCTATACTGCGCGACATCCTTCTCGAGTTTGATGATGGTCTATTTGATGTGGGGATCATAGGATTCGAGGAAATAGAGATCGAGGAAATCATGGGAAAGGCCCCGCAGATCGGGCCGAAGAAACCGAAGAAAATAACCTGCCCCGAGTGCGGCCACGAGTTCACGCTGGGGAGAGAGAAGGAATAAGAACCGTTCACCCGCAGGACGCTTTACGGCACCGGTCAGTATATCGTTTTTATCTTAACATGTGAGGGGGTATTATAGATGTTGAATTATCAAGAATTTCTCACAAACAAAAGGCCCGCTATTAAATCAATCGGTAAGAATGTATCGACCGGTGATATCCATAGATATCTTTTCCCGTTCCAAAAAGACCTGACCCGCTGGGCCGTAAGAAAAGGGCGGTGCGCTATCTTCGCTGATACGGGCCTCGGCAAGACCTGTATGCAAATCGAATGGGCGCGGTTAATGGGTGGCACTTCCCTGATCGTCGCGCCTCTGTCGGTAACGAAACAGACGATACGGGAGGGCGCGAAGTTAGGCATTATCATACAACCCTGCCGGGCAATGAGTGACGTTAAGCCAGAATTGAATATCACGAACTATGAGATGATCGAGCATTTTGACCCGAAAGCATTTGACGCGGTAGTCCTCGACGAATCGAGTATCTTGAAGTCGATTACCGGGAAAACAAGACAGCGGCTTATCGATATGTTTGACGAAACGAAATACCGCCTTTGCTGTACGGCAACACCCGCCCCAAACGATATAGCCGAAATAGCAAACCACGCGGCCTTTCTCGGAATCATGTCACGGGCCGATATGCTTGCGACGTTTTTTGTCCACGACGATAACGGGTACAGATTAAAGGGCCACGCAAGAGAAGCCTTCTATGAATGGCTGGCCTCCTGGGGGATGTCTATTAAATTCCCATCCAACATCGGTCATTCAGATGAGGGTTATATTCTCCCTGGCCTCACGATCGATCCGGTATTCGTCAAGACCGCGATGATCCCCGACGGGACGCTTTTTTTCACGAAACTTAAGGGAATACAAGACCGCGCCTCGATCCGAAGAAAGACCCTGCACGAAAGATGCGATTGGATTATTGATAAGGTCAAGCAGGATTCAGACCAATGGATAATCTGGTGCGGTCTTAATGACGAACAAGACTATTTGACTGGCAAGATCGATGATTCCGTCTCAGTCTATGGTCATCACGACATCGATCAGAAAATGGACATGATCGAGAAATTCCTATCGGGCGAGGCGCGTATTCTCATCACAAAGCCGAAGATATGCGGGTTCGGTATGAACTTCCAACATTCCCACAAGATGGCTTTCGTCGGGCTGTCGGATTCTTACGAGACCTATTACCAGTGCATCCGAAGGTCCTATAGATTCGGCCAGAAAAGCCCCGTCGATGTCTTTATCGTTCTATCCGAGGCCGAGGGTGCAATCTATGACAATGTAATCCGAAAAGAACGGGAGGCAAAAACCATGAGCGATGAACTTATAAAGAACGTGGCACAATATGAAAAAGAAGAAATCGCCGGGATTGAGGACAAAGAAAATTACCAGACCGATACGAAAAAAGGCAAAGACTGGATAATGATGTTGGGCGATTCATGCGAACGCATGGGGGAGATCCCCAACGAATCAATCGATATGTCCGTATTCTCCCCGCCGTTCATGTCTCTTTATACCTACTCGGCAACGGAGAGGGACATCGGTAATTCAAATGACCCGGCAGTATTCTTCGATCACTTCGGGTTTATCTCCCGCGAACTACTGCGGGTAACGAAGCCAGGCCGCCTCGTCTGCTGTCATGTCGCCCAGGTTCCCGCCATGATGGTGCGGGATGGGTATATCGGCCTCAAAGACTTCCGGGGTGATACTATCAGGCTCTTTGAATCGAACGGCTGGATATATCATGGTGAAGTCTGCATCGATAAAGACCCCCAGGCCCAGGCGATCAGGACGAAATCGAAGGCCCTGCTGTTTACCCAAATGCACAAAGACTCGTCATGGTCAAGACAAGCTCTGGCGGATTACATTCTGCTTTTCAGAAAGCCCGGAGAGAACAAGGTCCCGATCAAACCCGACATTGATAACAATCGGTGGATAGAGTGGGCGCGGCCTATCTGGTACGGCATCCGAGAATCCGACACCCTACAATTCACGTGTGCGCGATCAGATAAAGACGAGAGGCATATCTGCCCGCTACAGCTCGGGACGATTGAGCGGTGTATCCGGTTATGGTCAAACTACGGTGAGACTATATGCAGTCCGTTTGCCGGGATAGGATCGGAGGGGTACGAGGCTATAAGACTTGGCCGGAAGTTTATCGGCATCGAACTCAAAGAATCCTACTGGTCAACCGGGTGCGATAACTTAAAAGATGCGGCCCGCAAACAAAACGAGGATGATCTATTTTCGCTGGTGAATGAATGACGTTACCAGACTCGTTTGAGGTACGGCAAATTCTACACCGCGACTACTATAAATACGAACTAGACGGATGGATGATTCTTTGCGATCCACAGTTACCCATCAAGCCGTATTGGATGTTTGATTACAGCATGAGACCAATATGGATATGGAGGAACGGGCCGGAGCGTGACAAATGATGTTATCCCGAGTATGATAAGTCATTGTGGGGGTATAGATGAAAAGTTATAACGGGTTTTCTCCCGCCGAACGGCAGAAGGCTTTTGATTGGCTCAAGAAAGAATACGCGGCGGGGCGGCGCTCAAAACCTACGGTGTGCGATGCGTGCGGTCAAGAGCACGGTCTTATCATGGCGCATAGTGAGGACTACGGCGCTCCCTATGGCGACAATATCGGGGAGTGGGGTCTATGTTTTCGCTGTCATATGATGGTGCATTGCCGTTTCGGGAATTGGTCGGCGTGGGATCGTTATAAGGCGAATGTCTTTGGCGGCTGGCAATACGAGGCCGTCTATAAGTTCAATTTCGACGAGATCAATTATCAGCTTAGGGGCGGTCGTGTGCCTTACGTCGTCGTTGCTCATCGAACCGTGAACGTATTGCAGTTGATCGAGGATAAAGGACGTGTAGTGTCGGCCCGGGTGAAGCGGGAAAAAGAATTTGCCGCGAGTCAAGCGGAAGTGGACGATAAGGAAAAAGACCCGAAAGATCGGGGGATGCTATTTTGAAGGAGGTTCTGATGAATCGGGATGCGATACAGGCGCTAATTGACGAAGTTTCGAAAAGACCTGAAAGACAGAACGAGCTTATCTACGAATGTAATGCGATCCGGGAGGCGTTGGAAGAAGTCGGCAACGACGTATTCGGGGATATGGTTAAGGAGGCTGTCGCTGGTAAGGCGGGCTGGCGAGATTTCGCGGATGCCGAAAACAAGGCATGGGATAACCTAATGAAGGCGTCTTATATCGATCGTGGCGAGGCCCGGACGCGACGTATTCGTAACGCGATCGCCTATCTTGTCATGGTCTTATACCGAGAAAAGGAGGGGATAGATGTCGGACTTGCAGAAAAAGGAAACCGTGTTTAAGCTCGGATCGAATACCGTGAAGATAGAACATGACGACAGCGGTAGGGCGGCTTCCGTCCTCGTCTACCCGTCGGCAGGTATCGGGATCGGAACCAGGTTTTCAGCATCGGACGCCGAGACGATCGCTACGGCGATCAGGGAAATTAACGATATCGTCGCGTGCCGTGATGCGGCGGTGGGGCTTGTCGGCTCCATAGTCAAGGCGGCGATTGGCGAAAGGCCCGAAGGAGGAATAGAGGATGAGCGAGGAAACGACGATCCAGGACGTGAAAGCAACGGCTGTTATGGCGTCGGCCCCGGAGAAGCAATCTATGAAAACGTCCCCGAAGAAACCGGCGCCAAAACGCCCGGCGAAAAAGAGCCACGCGAAGAAGCCGAGTCGGATCATAACGATCACGGCTAAAACGGTCGTGCAATGGCTCGGGTGGTTTTTATTTGTGGCGCTCCTTTTCGCGTCCCTGGTAACTACCTATAACGCTGAGCTCGTCGCAGGGGGGTATCGAGGGATCGCCGTCGCTCAAATCGTAATCGACGCGCAGAGGCGGGAGATCGCGGGTTTGGAGAGAGAGAACGCGATCCTTTCGGATGCCCTGGTTAGTATGACCGGTGAACGCGATTGGTATAAAACGCAGTACGAGGGGATGGTCAAGGATATCGCTAACAAGATCGTGCCGTTTTTTAAGAGGCTCGGCTACACGCCTCTTTATGTCGGGGGGTCTATCTATTACCCCGAAGGGGAGAGTGCGGGGCCAAACCCCGGGGAGAACAAAAGTGTCAAAGATATGGAAAAATAGAAAGGTCGCGGTAGAGATATGCGGTCGTGAGTATTTGCGGAAGAAGAATCCGCGAGGCGCTGTCTACGGTTATTGTCTGTTATTCCTTCGCGATCCGGCGGCGGGTGAGTTCGTGGACAATGCCGCCCTGTCAAATATGCAGAGATCACGCTTTATTTACGACGTCATAAAATTCATCCGGGCCGAGGATAGCACGGCGTTTACTGTGCCGCTTGATCGCGTACCATACGACAAGGGAGGTAATTAGTTATGGCGGAAATGCTTATAAGCCTGATGAACGGTGGTGTCGTATTCCTCAAGAAAGAGCAAATAACAACGATCGAGGAATTAAAGCCGGTGATGATCGATCTTATCGAGACGGGCTACTCGGTCGAGAAAGAGGACAAGCGGACAGGAAAGATCGTAACGCCGCCCAGGGGCGGGCCGATCGTGCCGCCGTTCGGCGTTGGAGGGCCTAACTGATGGGAGCATTGTCAAGGGTGTTTAGAACAGCGTTTGAAATTACGCATCGGTTCCGGAAGGCGAGCCGGTGCGCGTCCTGTCTTTACGTCCGGGATGCGGCGGCTTATGATGGTACGGTTTACATCTGTACGGAAATGCTGAGGCGAAGCGTCGCGGACAATGACGCAGGGGTACAGCCAGAGGATCGTTGCAGTCTTTACCGCCGTCGCTCTGGTAGCATGGTGCGCTTTATCAAACATGAGGGGGGATAGTCATGGCGAAGGTATTGACGGATCAGGAGTTGATCGATCTCTTTGAAAGAACGAAGGGGGAGCCGTTGCCCGGTGATACGCCGGATATCTCGGATAGCCAGGCGATCCGGGTAATTCATTATTTCCAGCGGGAACGCGATAAGGCCGCGCTCAGGCTTTCGGATGCTCTCAAGGATGCCCGGGACTTGAGGGTTCTCGCAAAGGGGTACGAGGCTTTCCGGCGGACACTATGGGCATATCTCGGGGGGGATAAGGTATGAGCGACAAAACGACGAGTACCGAGAAGGCGATCTACATGATGTTCTATTTCATCATCCGATATATCGCCCCGGAAACGATCCTTGTGATGAGAGACGGAAGGCTTATGATAGAGGGTGGCCTGGCGCGGGAGGGGACGGTTGACTATCTCCCGGAGGACTTCGCGCAAGCGATAAGGGACGCTATCAAGAAAGATTGCGCGGCGGGTTCATTCACTCGATATCGTTATGATGAAAGGGACGGAGAGGTTCTTTTTGAAATGACGAGGATCAAGGGGCAACGATGAGCGAGGACAGAGCTACAAGCGCTGAGATAGAGCTTAGAATCACAATGATCGCCGAAATGCTCGTTATGGGCGCGAAAAGACGGGAGGTCTTAGATTGGGTTAAGAAGAAGCAGGCTGAGGCGAAGGCCGGATATGATGGCGAGGGCAAGGAGATTCCGAGTACGGCGGATTCCTGGGACGTGAGCGTGGAAATGATCGATCTCTACCTTACCGAGGCCCGTAACCGCATTACCGAGTCCGGACGTGCAAACGTCTCTGAAAAGCTCGGCTTCTCCGTTGAACGTCTTGAAGTCCTATTCCGGGAAATGTATCGGGATCGTGATTTCAAGGGATGCGTTAAGGCGCTTGAAGCTCTGCATGATTTATTAGGGATGAAAGAGGCGCAGAAGATTAATCTAAACATAGACGAACCGATGGAGATTGATCTTCTCCCGCCTCGGAAGGGGAACCCGGAAACAATTAAGAAGGAGGGGGATTGATGGAGATCATTACGAGGAAGTGCGATCTGTGCGGTCTTGAGATAGACATGGTAAAAGAGGAAAAGCTCCACGAGATCGTATTCAAGGCGGAGAAGGGGAGGGATATCATCCTTTATCCTGGTGGCGTGGCGGCCCTCCCGGATCACATGAGGACGGATACGGAGGACGACTTTCAGGAGGACGCGCATCATCACGCCGCGTGTTACCTGATCGCCCTGAGCAATGCCGTATCTATAATGAACGGTAACCCCCCGGCGGGTATCTTCACGGTGAACGGCGCGGTTGTCGGTATTGATACCGATCCGTTCCATGAGCTTGATCTTTATCCGGAGGAAAACATAGAGATTACCCTGATCCCGCCCGAGGACGTTCTTTTTAACGAGGCTCGGGAAGGTAAGCAACCGGAGGGGGTGGTGTTGGACGAGTCGGGGGATGAGGGCGGAGATAGCGGTACGGCGATTTACGATGAAGGGGACAAGGGATGAGGGCGGAGGAACGGATCGACCGTATCTTGAAGGTTTTGCGAGAATCCCGGGAGGTTATGACTTCCCGGGATATCGCTTTCAAGTGTAACTTCTCGATTCATACCACGCGGCGATATCTCCGGCTCTTGCGGAAAGGATATGGCGGGCTCATCGTAACGGGTGATAGAACATTCTCGGGGCCTCGGGGATGGGTCGGGGCAACGTGGTATTATGAGCTTACGGAGGTGAGGGATGAATAAAGAAGATGCTGATCGTCTTGATAGGGCTCATCGTGGGGCATACTACAAAGGCAGAGCGGCGCGTCATGCAGGAAAGACGCTCGACGACTGCCCGTATCAGGACAAAAGAAGGTTCAGCGGCGGCCTAACGTACTCCCGCAGTTTTCGGAAAGTATGGGCGGAGGGATGGGAGGCGGCGGATCGGGAGATATGGAACGAAACTCTCACGGAGGGCGTACATCTTCAAGGCGGCGAGGATGGTCACGGCCCGGCGGGGTATTAGCATGAGAACAATCGACAAGCGGCTTCCCTTCTCGCCTGCTATGCAGAAGGCGATCGAGGCGGGGAAAAAGATTTGCACTTCCCGCGGACAGCGGTATAATGATCCTCGCGTTTACCTCATCATAGAGGTTCCGCTCTGGATCGTGCGTAATTACTTCTGGAAGATGGAGGGGTGCGATAGTCCGGAGCATTTCGAGAAGGTGTGGCGGGGTGTCAATCGGGGGCGGTATGACAAGGACAAGATTGTGGCGGTGCATTTCGGAATATTCTCAAAGATGTGCGATAGCGTTCTTCTCGCGCCTCATCACTTACTAAGCGGGGGGTAATATGTATCTGGTCAATCTCAAGATTCAGTTTGTCGTCGTGTTCTTTCACCTGTCGCTCAATACGAAGGGAGGCTTTTTCCTGAACATCCTCGGGATCGGGGGGGCGCGGTTCTACTCGCTTCTCTCGTTTGAGAGGACGGTCGCTACTGCCCGGGCGGGTGGCAGTCCCATGTGGGACTTGTGCGATCTCTTTTATCTCCGGTGGTTTTTGATTGATGGGCCGGAGCGTTCAGGGAATGATAAGATCGCAAAAGCAATGGGAGCTAAGGGTAAAGTATACGTCGGCCCGGAGCCTCACGAAAGCAAGAGCGTTCATTATAAGGGCGGGGCTCGGGATGTCCCGTATGGTGGTGGCAAATGAAGATTCCCAAGAGCATCAGAATCGGGGTAATGACGTATGAGGTAAAGGTTAGCGATGCGATCCCGGGGCCGCAGAACGCGCACAACCTGGCCTTTGTGGAGACGGATCAGGGGCGTATATGGCTCGCGAAGGGTAAGCAGACGGAGGAAGTCCTTGCCTTATCTTTCCTGCATGAGTGCGTTCACGCAATGCTCGCCGAGATTGCAGAGACTAAGCTCTCGGAGAATGAGCGCTTTGTAGAGCTTTTCTCCCGGCAGTTGTATACCTTCATCGAGAAGAACCGTGGCGCGTTATAAGATCGTCTATGATCCTCACGATGGACAGCGCCGCCTCCATGAGTGTGAGGCGCGTTTCCGTATCGCGGCGATGGGCCGAAGGTGGGGAAAGACGCTCGGCTCCGCGATGGAGATTCTAAAGAACGCTAACGATAATCCGTATTCCTTCAATATGTGGGTCGCTCCTGTTTTCGGGCAAGCAAAGATACCGTGGCGGCTCCTGGCAGGAATCCCTAAAGAGAAGATCATCCGGCGCACAATGACGCAGATGGAGATCGAGCTTTTCAATCACTCGATAATTAAGTTCGGATCGGCGACGCATCCGGAGAACCTTCGCGGTTTTGGTATCGATTTCCTGATATGTGATGAGGCGGCCTTTCTCCCCCGGGAGATATGGGAAGAAGTATTACGCCCGGCTCTGTCGGATAGACAAGGCCGGGCTATTTTTATTTCTACGCCTAAAGGCAAGAATTGGTTTTACGAGTTATTCCTTCGGGGGCAAGATCCCGCGTTTCCAGAGTTCGAGAGCTTTACCATGCCGACGGCGGATAACCCGTATGTCACGGCGGGGGATATCGAGGAAGCTCGGCTCACTCTCCCCGAGGATGTATTCGTGCAGGAGTTTTTGGCTCAGTTCCTTGACGACGGGGCCGGGGTATTCCGGCATCTGTCCGGGATATATAAGGGTACTACGCTCCGGCCTCCGCAACCTGGTTTTGTTTATAGCATGGGCGTGGATATCGCGAAGTATGTAGACTTCACGGTGATAAGCGTCCTCGATCAGCGCGGGGAGCTCGCGTATATCGATCGGTTCAATAAGTACGAATTGACGTATCAGATGGATAAGGTCGCGGATATCGCGCAGAAGTACCATAATGCTCAGGTCGTTGTGGACAGAACGGGGATGGGGGAAATGCCCTACGAAACGCTACAAAGAAAGTGCAAGAGAGTCCTCGGGGTCAACTTCGATCATGCTACAAAGACCGCCTTGATCGAGAACCTGGTCGTTATGATCGAGAAACAGGCTATCAAAATACCCTCTTGTACCGAAACTAAATTCCTGTATAATGAGATGGACGTTTTCGGCTATACCATCCTTCCCAACAGTAGACAGATCAAATACTCGGCTCCGGGGGGATATCACGACGATGGAGTTATCTCTTTATCTTTAGCGGCGTGGGGGCTCAGGAGGCCCGTCTACACGCGGGGGAGTACGCACAATGCCAGAACGGGAAAGTCTCGCTAAGGTAAGGTGGGATGCGCTCAAGGATATGATCGCTAACGCGGTAGCTTATGCGCTCCCGAAGCGCGTCCTACATCAAGCTATACTTCGGGCCTGGGCTCTCGCCTCTACCACGCCTGAATTGTCGGGCCGGTCATTGCCGAGCCTTACGGCGTACGAGGTAGACAAGGCGATTTGGAGGTAGTATGCTCAAGAGACTGATCGACTATTTCCGAGGATACGAGAAGATCGCTATCGTGCGGGAGTTGTCCGGAGCGGTGATCCGTATCGCCCGGGTGAAAGGCTATGAGCTATCGAAAGACTATGAGTGGATACGGATCGAGGGGGTAGGGGACGATCTGCTTATTCGCTCAAGCACAATTAAAGAGGTTCGGATTGCGAGGCGGCGCGATCTTCCTAAGTACACCAATAAGGGCAAGGGGAGGGTGAGGCCATGAGTACAATCCAGGAAGATATCGCTCTATACCAGCGTTTCTTTCACGGCGAAAAGACATATATCTATACGGACTTCATCACGAGAAAGACGGATGATACCGTGGAGGATGCCGATCTTATAACCGAGGAAGCCTTTAAGTTCCAGAACATCATCCGGGATATCATTAACGAGCGGGTGTCCTTCATGCCGACGGACTTCACGGTTTCTGTCAAGAAGAAGGGATCGGAGGATGAGGACGAGGAAGCCGCCGCCTTCCTTAATGAGTGGCGCAGGGAAAGGAATTGCGGGGCTCGTACCTTCGATGGTAGCGTGACCGAGTATTATGAGGCCCACGAGGTTTCCGGGACGATTTACCTAAAACTCTATACCGACGGAGAGGCAAAGATCAAGGTGCGGCGCTGGTATTCCGAGGGCGTATACGTCGCAACCGATCCGCTCGATTTCAACCGGGTGACGGGGTATATCTTCGAGTACGATATGTCTATTTTCGTTGACGAGACTATCGAGATTCAGCATTACGTCGAGATTGTGAATGAAAAGGAGATCATCGTCAAGAACAGCACGACCGGCGTCGAGTTATCCCGGCAGGAGCATGGCCTTCCCTTTATCCCCGTCGTGATGATTATACGGAAGCCGATCGACGGGATGCCCTACGGCCTGTCCGGCGTTAAGGAGCTTATCGAGGCTCAGCAGGACGTGAACGACGCGCTCACCAAGAGAAGCATTGCTACGACGTATAACGCCTTCCAGATATTCGCGCCTAAGATAGAAATGCAGGGATCGATCGATACCACGTCAGAGGATAAGGTAACGGTAAAGCCTGGCGACCTGTGCGAGTTTCCCCTTGAGGCCGTGGGCGGTAACGTCGATCTTACCCCGATCGTACAGGAGATCGAGGACAATAAACGGTACATCTATCGCCTCGCGAAAGTCCCGCGGCCCGCAGACCAAGAGGGCCTTATAACGAATATCTCCGCTGTCGCTCTCAATGTCCTCAAGGCTCCCCTCCGGGATAACACGGAGGAAAAGCTCGTATTCCTCTCGTATGGATTCAAAGAGCTTTTCGAGCATATCCTTTACATGAACGACGGGCAAGAATATGACGTTACGGTAGACTTCCCCCCTCTCGACATGGAGGATCGGGACTATCAGCTCAAGGCCGGGCAGTTCGCTATCACGAACGGGTATCGCAAGCGCGGGGTTATGATGGGCCTCGGGATCGACGATAAAGAATTCGAGGAATGGGAGAAGGAGCGCCTTGAGGAATCCGCCGAGAGCCTGGCCCGGTGGGAGAACCAAAGAACGGCGATGATCGATGCGGCTAATCAGAATATACCCGGGCAGGAAAACCCGGTCGGCGAATTGGCAAATGAAGCAACGGGGAATCTCACTGGCGATGCGTCGAATCCGGGAGGTATAGCTGGCAATGGCACGACAGGATAAACGGGTCGAGGCATTACAGGCAAAGATCGAGCGTGATCTCGATAGGATCATCAACGTCAATTATCGTTTCGGCGCTGAGTTCGAGAAGCGCCTCTCCTATTATCTCATACAAGACCCCGAGACGGGGATGCTCACCTGGCGGGCTAACCCTCCCGTATTCTATGAGGGTAGTACGCCTATCGTCTTGCCGAACGCAAGCGTGGACGATTTTGCGAATGCCACGGCAGAGGCATGGAACGAGCTCAACGCTGGTCTTTCCGAGGATCTGCTGGCCTCCCATAAAGCCGGGTATCTATCCCTTACCGCGCATCTACTCAACGAGAAGTATATCAAGGATTTCATCGCAAAATGGGAGAATGACCGATCCGAGATATACCGTCAGGTTGACGGCCTTTTCAAACAGCATCAGTATACCGATTTAAAGTCTCTCACCGTCGGCGATGGATACCAGAAGATCGCGGGCAATATCATCCAGGGGATCGCCGACAATGACAACCCGGCGGATGTTATAAGCCGGATTCGTCGGCAGGTCTTTGGCCTCGCGGAAGGGGAGCGCAACGCTTACCTTACTTTCCGTGCGAATATGCTCTATCGTACGGAAATGAAGCACGCGGAAAAGCTCATCAATCAGGAAGCGATCCGCTCGAATCCCGGGGTTTATGGTATCCGGGTACGGTACTATGGCGGCCCCTGCACGTCGGGTATCTGTCTCGCGGTATTGATGGGAGGCCATAACTTCAAGCAGGAGGGGGAGGAAGCGACTGCCGAGTTTTGGGTTGATAAGGGGGGGCTTTACTTCCCGACGTATCACCCAAACTGTCATTGCGCGGTAGTCGAATATCTCCGGGCGTATGATGCGGCCCGCAGGGGAGAATTGGCTAAAAGCGTGGGGGCGATGCCCGATAAAGTACCCGCTCCGTTCATCCTTGACCGGGCTGTACCTACTTTTGGATAAAAAGGTGGCCCTGGGTATTGTTTAAGAAATAGGATCGCTCACAGGGCCTCACAGGAGGCCGTTTCCGAGCTCATAGGGGGCTCGCGGAGGGAGTTATGAACAAGAAGATCATTCTCAAAGGCAAGGGCGATATCCGGGCGCGGCTCTGGATCAATACGACCGATGAGTTCAAGGCGGCGCGGCGGCGGTGGACGGCGACGAAAGAAAAGGGCAAAAACGCCCTCGTAGTCAAGTGGTGGATATTCCGCCTCGATTACTCGCGTAAAAAAGTTCTTGACAGGGTAGATATCTAACCCTACAATGACATCGTAGTATCAATGAGGTTTGAGAAATCTCATGCTCTCCACGGTGGACGAAGAAGCGGGGTGGCGACGTGAGCGATAATCCCGGCGGTTGTCGTAACCATGTCCTAAAAATCCTCGGTGATCCGTTCCTACAGATTCTCTCTCAAGTCAAATCTATTTCGAGGTTGTATCATGTCTAAGTATTTATGGGATACCCTTAACCCCCTCATCCTAACAGTCGGCGATCCCGCCGATGGTGGTGGCGGGGCTTCGGGTGGCGGTGGCGCTGGAACGGAAACGCCCAAAGACGACGGCGCGCAAGACGCGGCGGCGGGTGGCGATGATGATAGCGCCCACGCAGAGACTCCGGCAGAGGAAACCGATACCGTAGAATCGCTCAGGGAGAAGATCGTCAGCTTGGAGCGCAAGCAGAAGAAAAACAACAAGGAAAACGAAACGCTCCGGGCCAACAATCTGAGCCTCGCGGCGAAGTGGGACGGGTTGGTTAAGGCGCTCAAGGGCGTAACCGATCCTACGGTAGCGGGACAGGTGGTAGCGGATCAGGTTGCGGCTTCTGCCGGGACGGAGAAGGTTGAGGACGGGAAGGGAGATCGTGCTGTCGAGATAGCAAAATCGGCGACTATCCGGGCTGATTTCAGAGATCACGCTCAGGAAATGGGGATGGCAAAGGCGGACGTGGAGGTAGCGTACCTATTCGCCCAGGGTAAAGGGATGTTCAAGGATGTCGATATCGATCTCGAAGAAGGCACGATCGAAGGTGTCGAGGACGTTCTTAAGGACTTGAAAAAGTCACGTCCCGATTGGTTCAAGACAAAGACTCCGGGTACTCCGGCGGGCGTGGGGAATACGCAGAATCCCGCCACACCAGACGGGAATGTCGGCGATGCGATCAAGTATATCGCCGAGAAGAAGGGCATGGACGCCAAGACCATCAAGGAGCTTGACGAAAAGATACTCCTGGGCTTCAAGAAAGCCAAGAAGGAACCGCCGGATATCTGGACTCGTTGGGGTGTAACACATCCTTAAAGGGGAAATACGATGAGCATCATCTTTAACGGCGTGGTCAATATGATTCACGCCATAGTGCGATCCTTCAAGGTCGCCAATACCGCCGCAATCGCTGTCGGGGACATCCTCGTAAACGACGGGTGGGGAGGCAACGCGGGATCGGGGTACGTTACGCCCTGGTCGTCCGGCAAGGGTCTTGTCGGGGTCGCGTTGGAGCCGAAGGCACAGCCGACGAATGACGGAGATTCGGAGGTTCAGGTAGCGCTCGCCTTGCCGACTTTAGAGGTTAGGGTGGACGCCGCCGGGATCACCCAGGCGTGTCACGGATTGTATTGCAACGTGGACGGCCCGCAGTCGATCGATGTTACCGCAGACGAAAACGGTAACGCCTGGATCGTCGGGGTAGACGTGGCGAACGAGAAGGCTATCGTTATCCTGTTCCCGCGTCCGATCATCACCACCCCCGTTAATCAGGGCGTTGTCTCTCCGTAACGGAGTACAACGGATAAAGGAGTAGGACTATGTTACCGGCAGAATTTCCCGAAATGGTCAAGAAAGACCTGATGGGGTGGCACTTCGAGGAATACCCGACGCTTCCCGACTTCGTACCGCAGATTTGCGATGTTAGGCAGATGCCCGACGACGCAGATTACTACTCGGATACGGTCGTCGCGGGACTCGGCGATCCGGAGCAGATGCCGATCGATCAGCAGGTCAGAACCGATAAGATCGCGGAAGCCTATACCTGGTATTCCGCAGTCCGGCCCTACAAGCTCGGGCTTACCTACGGCGAGAGCTTCTTGAAGAAGTCCGCCCGGAAGATGGGTATCAAGCTCGAAAACGATGGGCGAAGGCTCGCGCAGTCCTTTATGAAGAAACGGAACAAGATGCTCGCCGACGTATTCAACCGTGGCGCGTTCATTGCGGGTATCCCGGATATCTTCAACGCGGATGCGGACGGTCAGGTCGATCCTCAGCGCGGATTTATCTACGATGGTAAGCCTCTTTTCGGACGCTCCACTCAGGCGCATCCGCTCAAGCTCAAACCCGCCGCGACGTACTCGAACCTTCTCGCCTCGACCGCCCTCGACTATGCAGGAATCGGGACGATGGAGCTCCTTATGACGGATACGAACGCCTTTGATGAAAGGCAGGAGAAGATCGTCATAACGCCGGACGTGATCGTTGTGCCGTCCGCCCTCAAGAACAAAGCGAAACAGCTTTTGGGCTCGGAAGCGGAAACGGCGAAAGGAATCGGAGATATCAACGTCTTTAAGGGCGAATACACTCCGATCGTTTTCCCCTATCTTACGACAGCTAATGCGTGGTTTATGGGCGTAAGGAATAAGGGGATCGTCTGGTGGGAGCAGGGTACGCTCGACATCAAGGTCTATGAGCTTCCGAACCGGTCGTGGCTCGTTGACGCCGCCATGTATTGGGGCGTTTCGGTTAGCGATTGGAGGATGTGGACGGCCTCGTATCTCGCCACTTCTTAACGGGTTCTCTCGCTGATACCCCCTCAAAGGAGAAGGGAGGGGTCGGTTCCGCCAGCCGATCCCTCCCGGAAGCCGCCGGAGATAACCATGCGCGACGTTCTCATTCTTACCTATACAGATAGTTCTAACTCCGGGTGGCGCTTCTCTCAGGCTCTTCGCTCCGCCGGGATTAACGCGGAGCTTTTCAAGGGCAAGGGACATATATTCAATTACCCGGTGCAGGGTACAGTCCTCCCACAACTTCATCAATCGCAGTCTACCGTCTTTTCGACATTCCCCTGGATATCCTCGGTCAAGGGGATGGAGCAGTATGTCGAGGAATCGAAGGTAATAAATTTCTCCGCCGGGGCGTTCTTTAACATGGGCGTCGATCTGAGCAAGAAGATCGTTATCGTCACACATGGAGGGTCGGCATATCGTAGACATCCGGCGATGCTCAATAGCCTGTTCAACCGGCTCGTCAGCAAGACGATTATACAGTCGCCCGATCTTCTCGGGCTCGGGGCGATCAATGAGGTCTATGTAAAGCCTCCGGTGGATACGAATTTTCTACAGCCGGACTATACCTTCGCGGGTACTGAATTCGGACAGCTAGTGATCGGTCACTTCCCGTCCACGCCAAAGACAAAGGGTACAGCCGGTATCATAAAGACTATCGAATGGATGGAACGGCACCCTCTCAAGAAGCGCCTCGCGTATACGGGCGTGAGGGTGGTAGATGCTCATGCCGTCCGGGTCGGGTGGCTCGCTCATCTGAATCGAATTAAGGCGTGTGATATCGTGATCGAAACGTGTATGTCAACCCTTCACGGAGCGCCCTACGGAGAGACGGGCATTATGGCGATGGAGGCGGCGGCCCTGGGGAAAATAGTTATAACGAACGCGCTCGGGGCCGACGTTTACGAAAGAGAGTACGGGGTCAAGTACCCTTATCTGATCGCAAACGATCCGGGAGAATTGAGGGTTCGACTTCAAGAGCTCGCGGATATGGATAACAAAGAGATCATTCGCCTCAAGATCGCTCATCGCCGGTGGGTTGAAGAACATCAAAGTCTGGAAGCCGTCGGGCGGCGTCTTAAGAGGCTCGTATATAACGATCTTTTGTGAGGTCTATTATGACTGTTATGATAAACGGCGTTCAATGCGGAAGATCCCACGCCTATTCAGATAACGTGGCAATGGCGCTCACTACTTCGTTTAAGGAGGTCGCGCTCGGGTTCTTGAGCGTTGGGATCAATCTCGCGAATCGTCAATCGGGGGGTACAATATCGTATTCCTTCGACGGTACTACCGTCCACGGAGTTCTGAAAGATACGGATACGCAACCCCGGACGTTCCTTTTCAAGAGTACCCGGTCGGTTTGGCTCAAGGGGGCCGCGGGGGGGGAGGCGTATCATCTGGACGCATGGGGGGACTAATCCATGTCGATCTACACCCAGGCCGATCTCGACGCGATTGATACTAAGATCAAAGACTTGAAGATCGCGGTGTTCACGGAGGGGCCGCTAACCGTCGATACTTCCAGGGAGCTTGACGCGCTTATAAGACAGCGGGAGGTTATCTCGACTCAATTACAGACAGCATCCGGGAGGCTCTTTCGTAGGACGGGGCGGCTCGGGTATACGGGGAATAAACCGACATGAGCGATTTCCCCTCATCCGATCAGAAGGCGGCGGCGGTAAAGGTCGTCGATAGTACGGGCGATCTCTACACCGTCTATCGGTATGCTAGTGAGGTACGGTCGGCGCTCGGTACTCAGGTGCGGATCGCGGTCATGCCGAATACCCGGGAGTATCCTTTCCAGATCGGCGGGGAGGTCGTGGTCGCTGATTATCTCGGATTCGTTGCCCCC